TCCCAAGATGCAGTAACCTCAAGCGGTTTCAACTCTGAGATTATCAGACCATAACCAAATAACAGTATTAAAAATCTTGAGACGTGGAGGATGAGCTTTGTCCTCCACGTCTCTTTTTACTTTAAGGATATAAATGAGAAAAGATATTGATGAACTTAAATTAGAGAAAAGACAAATATCTGACTATGACAATACGATATCTTCAGTTAGAAGAGACAAGGGTTTTCCCGATCCATTTTCTAATATGTCCTTTGCTGGAGTTGATATCCAGGCTACAATGGTGCTTCCCAGAATAGGTGATGACACATCAAGTTCAGTTGGCGACTTTATAGAACTTGGGGAACTCCAAACAATATCTTATTCCATTCACAGAGAAAACTCTCCAGTAAGAACATTAGGTCACGTAAATGCTAGAGGATTTGTTAAAGGCTCCAGAACTATAGCTGGATCTTTAATATTTACTGTATTTAACGAGTATGCCTTCTATAGAATTAGAGAGTTTAAGAAAGCATTAGCCGAAAAAAACTACTCGCCATTAGCAGACATGCTTCCTCCATTTGATGTTGTCTTAACCTTTTTTAATGAATATGGATTAGCTGCTAAAATGAAACTTTTTGGTTTAACTATTGTAGACGAGGGTCAAACAATGTCTGTAGATGACTTAATTACAGAACAAACCTATACCTATATGGCTAGAGGCATCCAGCCCATGCTACAATTGGACACTGCAGAAGATAGAAATATTTATTCAGATAACCCAGATGCTGCGATAGTTGCCCAGCAGACAGTTGATAAAAATATATCTACTAATTTTTTTGGGGATAATGTGGCAGCTTATAAAAACTTTATTAACCAAAGAATATCGAGACCATAATGCCTTCTACAAATCGTTCTCCCTATCGTCCATTTACCTCATTCCTTCCTTATGATTTAAAGGATCCAGACGTAGTTAAAAAGGGAAATGGCAATGGGTTTTTTGATCCATTAAACGAACAAATAGATCTTCAGTGGGGTGGGGCCAGACAAGACGATGCTTTTAATAACTATTATGATTATTTTTTTTCTGGAGAAGATGTAAAAATATTTATAGATGGCTTATTCGATCCAGCAGATGAGATGGACATAGCTGCTATGGCTTATGTAGTCAAGCAGGAGAAGCAACCGCTGTATGGCTTTTGGTCATACAACTATGATGCTATGATGAATGGCACTAGATTAATTACAGGAGAGTTCTCCTTGTATTCCAGGTATCCAAGAAGAATGACTTCTTTATTAGAAAAAGCTGCAAAGGTAAGAGCCGAAAGTTCAGGAACCAATCCACCATCTTCAGTAATTTCTTCTTTAAATTCAAGTAATGAATCTCAGAGTGATGAAATAAACATAAATAAATATTGGACTAGCACCCAGTTAGATAGAGTGACTTCTGATAGATCAGGTAAATCAACTTTTGCTGATTACGAAAAAGGTGGCCATAACATTTTTAGTGCGCACCCGCCATTTAATTTAGTTATATTTTATGGAGTAGAAGAAACAGGCATTACATCTAATTCTATTTTGACATATAAATCTGGCACTGAGATAAACCAACAATTAAATTCTGATAGAATCCTAGCTACTGATATCAATGAAAGAAGTTCAATTAGTACCAGTAACAGTCCAATGAAAATTGTTTTACAAAATATACAATTAGTGTCTATGTCTACAGCGTATCAAAGTGGTGGTCAACCACTAGTTGAAAATTATCAATTTATAGCTAGAGACTTCTACTTCTCCAGTGCTGATATAGGAGATAAGCCTTTCATGGACAAGTCAGCTACAGTGCCTAATTCAACTGAGAATACCGCAACCACGGGTGCTACAACTTCCACCACGGTAACTGGTGTCCAAGTCCCTGCTACGAACACTTAAATTAAAATATTTGCTTAGACATATTCTAAGTGGTATTATGTTATGATTCTAGAAAATACTTTTAAGGAGTAAAAATGTCAAATGAAAAAAAGGTAGTTATATCTGCCGATGAAGAGACCATTGAGGAACTAAATCTTGAAGAGGTAGCTACATCCGAAGCACCCTTAACGCTTAAAGAACAACTTGACGAAGACCTTGGCCCTCAATCCGTAGAAGACTTAGATGACGCTGAAGAAATTTGGGACAATGGTCCAACCGCAGGAATGGTTAAAGCATGGAAAGCTCTTCATGGTGACGTATATGTAACTTCATTGACTTACGATAAGCATGTTGTTTGGAGAACTTTGTCCCGCAGCGAATACAAGCAATTGGTAAAGAAGATGGAACAACTTGTTCAAGCTGGCCAATTGTCAACTGCTGAAGCTAATCTTTGGAACGAAGAAGCTATTACCGAAGTCTGCCTTTTGTTCCCGGACTATACCAAGGTATCAATGGCAGAAGATATGGCTGGAATTCCTTCTCTTCTATCTCAGGAGATTCTTGAGGCTTCTGGTTTCGTAGCACTTGAGGTTCGCCAGCTCTAAATGATAGATCCTGAAGTTCTTGTAGAATTAAAGATTAAATATGGTCCCCTTTACAGCGTTAGCGTAAAGGGGATTGATCTTCTCTTTCGAGAATTAACTTTTGCGGAGTTCGATAGAATATCAGAATATCAAAGTTCAGAAGGATATTCCTCCGCTGATGCAGAAGATTTTATACTAGAAAAAACAGTAGTATACCCTGAAAATTTTAATGTAAATAAAATTCCTGCAGGAGCTGTAAGTTCAATATCTGAAGAAGTCCTAGATGCTTCCGGCTTTGCATCTGCCCGCGTGGCCAAAAGGATCATGGATAAAAAGAGGTCAGAAGCTGGCGAAGTAAGATCATTGATGAAAGCCTTTGTCCTCGCTACTATTAATACATATACCCCAGAAGATTTGGATAATTTTACTTTTTCTCAATTAGCAGAAAGAGTTGCACTAGCTGAAAAGATTATAGAGATCCAGCAATCAACATATGGCATTGAGCCAACGCAAATCAAGCTAGATATCATTGATCCACAAGAAGAAGCATTCAAGCAGCAGATGATAGCTGCTCAGCATGATGCAAAGCGTAAAGAGGGCGAAGCACGTTACAACGACCCCATTGCTCAAAAACTTATGGGTAGTTTATAAACTTAGGAGAAAAAAGTGCTCAGAGATAGAGGACCAATACATAACATAGGCTATGGTGTATCTTCTCGCGAACTACCTTCTCAAGAGGGTGAAACGGAAACTCCAAGTCCAGGTAGTGGCAGGATAGCAAAAGCCCTCGATGGCCACCCAATGATGAAGTTCTTGGGTTCGGCTGCTACGGCAATGGTAGTTACGACAGTAGCATCAAAGCTTACTAAATCAGGTGGATTGAAACTAGGAAAGTTTTTACAAGACTCTTCAGATGCGGCAATTAGAGCTGGCCATTATGACAGGCCATCTACTAGATTAGTAAAAGGTATCTTAGACCTTAGGCAGGGGCTAGATGAGTTAGAATCTGTAACACGCGCAGGTGCAGGTTTAGATGACTATTCTAGATTAGTCGAAAAAATTGATGGAAAACTAACTACTGGTTACGATGGCAGAAGAAGTGCTAGAAGTTTTATTGTACCACTTAGCGAGCAAGGTAGGAAGACTACTGGAATTGGCATCAATAGTGAATCAAGTGAATCATTCTTAATTAGAGATCAAATCCAAAAACAATTAGTTCGAGCAGCCAGGAGAATGCCGTACGAATTGCCGGCACTGTACGTTACGCAAAAAGCTGTTACAGATCCATTATTTGGACACAATCAAGATAAGAAAAAAGTTAACTGGTATAATCCAGCAGATGTATTAACGGATTTTGTTAAAACCTCTACACTTAACTTAGCTACAATGGTTTTGCCATTTGAAGCTTTAGGGGCAGCAGGTGCTGCAGGCAAAAGTTCGTTAACCACTTTAGCTAACTCAATGAACGACTTAAATGCACTAAGTCCAATAAAACAAAAAGCAGCTGGATTTGCTTTTGATCTTAGATCTCTTTTAGCAGAAGTTGGCCACGACTCTGCTGACGTATTGAACAAAGCCATTAAGCTCTCTTCAAGAACAAGTGGGGCGTTTGCTTCAGGAGTTCAAGAATCAAACAATGTTCAACCAGAATTTGTTCAAGCTTTAAGAGCAGCTAGGAAAGGTGTTAAAGATGCTGGGAGAAGAGCTTCTGATGTAGACGCCGGAAAATTAACAACATTAACAGAACAAGCAAAAGCTTTTTTTGTTTCCAAGTCAGATGATGGATATGGAGTCTTAGATGCCTTCCCTGGATTAAAAGGAATATCTTCCGGATTCCAAGCATTTAAGAATCAATTTCATTCACTTGGTGTTGCGCATGATGTTGTGTCAGGTAAATTATCTAGAGAACAAGCTTTAGGCAATCTAACAAAAAAGTTTAGCTTAACTGATAAAGATATTTTAGGTCAAGCTTTAGATCAAAATCATACTAGATTAAAACTAAAAGGCCTTGCTGGAACTGACGCTAAAAGTATTTTAGAAAATTCAATCAATAAAATACAAACACAGCATTCAAGTAAACTATCAAGGGTAGCTCACGATTTTGACTCAATGGCTGCCGGTGGGCCATCTTCAGATAGATTCACATCAGGTGAATTTTATCGAGGTAGATTAAAAGATGCCTATAAAGATGAATTAGAAAGTAGATTAGTTTCTGGTCGTCGATTAGATAGAAAAGTTGCAAGAAGTTTTGTTGATAATTTAGAAATAAAAGACTTACCTAGCAAGAGTACGTTTGTATCATTGGACAGAAGAATTGCATTAGGAAGAAAAGCAATAAAGTTAGAAGGCGATGAATTTTTTGATGAAATCATTAAGCGCTTTCGAGGAACAAAAGCAGGTAAAGATTTCGCAAGTGCTATACCTGAGGGTAGTGCGCTTAGGCAGTCAATAGAAGAAGTCGATAGCTTATTTATTGCTAAAGATTTTAGAAAAAATTTAGACTTAAATATTCGCTCTCAATGGAATCAAGTATCTAAGAATCAAATTGGAGAACAAGTATCTTCAATATTAAAACCCACTAAACAAAGTTACGGTGATTTTGTTGGAGATTTAAATGATCAAAAGAAAAGTTTCTTATTAAGAAAAACTGCAAAAACATTAGGAATCCCATTAACAGAATCTAATGGTAAATTACTTTCAGAAAATGTTCTGTCTAAAAGCATAGCACAAAGTGGGATAGACCCAACTGACTTCCAATACATGAGAGATTACCTTTTAGAAAATAAAGGTTTAACAACAGGATTTTTTTCTGGGTCTGGAAGTATTTTTGGCCTAAAGCCAGTGCTAATCGATGAAGCTGTTGAAAGAGGAATGTTCTCCTACATGGGAGAAAGGCAACAGAAGGCTATTACTCAAATAGCTTCGTTGCAAGCTACTAGAGATCCTTTAACCAGAGGACTTGGCTCGGCAACAGAAACTCTTGGTAAAACAAGAGTCGGAGGAGTGTACCAAACTAGAGGCGGGCAAATACTAGACCTCACAAAGATTAGCAGTATGGTTAATAGTGCTAAAGATTTCATGGCTTCTGAGTTTAAGATTCCCATTCTTAACTTTAACCCAGCCGACATGTTTGGTTATCAATCTTTAAGGGCTGCAAAAGAAGCTCCTTTAATAAGTTATGTTTCTTCTAGATCAGTACAACCATTCCTAGGTGCAGAAACTTCTAGGCCAGAGTTTTATCTATTTGCAAAGAATAAAGGATCCAAGGGTTCGTTAACAGGTTTTACTCAAGATCAAAGAGGAATTCTTAACGCAAAAACAATAGCAGGTTCTTACAGGCCAATATCTTCTTCGAGTACTGAATTAATAAGTAGAGAAGCAAGAAATGCAGCAGGGCTGACTGGACAATCACCTGATCAAATAGCCGGTAGAACTGAAATGCCCGGTAAAATTGGTAGGGTAGCAAGATTCAAAAAAGCTTTTGACATTGATTATGAGCAACCAAACTCTTTAGCTAGATTGGCACAAAGGTTTAGGAAACGTTCTTATGACATAAATAACCCATCTACTATGGCTAAGCTAATTAAAGATGGGTCAATTACTTATAAGCAAGGCGGGAAAACTAAAAGACTAACCCTACAGGGCTTAGATGATGCTAGTGCAACCCTATCTGTAGTAGATGATGCCGGAGAAGTAGTTTATGATCAAAGGCAAATCTTATCTGCGGTTGATGATTTTAGGGCTAAAATTTTTGGATCCGGAACAGATCCTAGAATAAGAACTAAACTTGAAACAGATAAACCAGATTTATTTACATCTAATGGGGTAAGTTCTTCTCAAGTAACATCGCATAAAGCCCTTGTTGATGTATACGATAATCTAATGGCAGACTTGCCGAGTACTGTAGCTAAATTGCGAAATGCCGGGAAAGACCCAAGAGAAGTAATAGCAGCTCATTCTAAATTAAAGCCGTATTTAAGTCAGTCGTACTATAATGCTCCTTCCCGATTGTCATCTAGATCTGGTGTCCTTAACACTAGGCAGGATGAAGCTTCAAATGAAGTGTTTAGGTTGATATCACTTAAGAATCAAATGCTTAATGATACAGAAGATATTTTTACTGAAACCGTAAAAGCAACTAGGCAACTTCAAAAAGAAGGCAGGATAGGTCTTAATGATGCAATAGAAGCTAGAATTGCATCTTTAGCAGATTTATTCAACTTTAGCGCACACATAACTTTCAAAGGAGAGTTATCAAATGTAGCAAATGCAAAAGCAGCTCTTAGAGAAATATCACAAAGAACTCAAGCTAGCGATGACGTAGCTTCTTTATTCACACCCATAATAAGTGGCGCAGATTCAATGATTGGAACTTCTATTAGAAGACCATTCTCCAGAGCTTTACCATTAATTAGAAAAAACTTTGGTTCTGCTCCGTATCAAATAAGCGACGATGCAGTTAATACTCTTGGTACCGGCCAAGAGTATACTTTTGTTCCAACATTTGGGACAGCCCTAGAGAGAGGTCCGGCAGCTGCAATTAAAAGTGCAATGGGATTTGGTACATACAAAAACCCAGATGCATTTTCTACTGGCTCTGTAGCTAGTTCACATCTTGTTTCTAGAGTAAATAAATACTTTGGTACGTTTGGACTACAGTTAGATCAAAGTAAATATGGTGGACCAGTCGACATGTACATGCGTGGCATGGTTGGCAAAAGAGTACTTCCAATTGTTGCTGGAGGTACAACCTTATTAGCTGCAGATAGAACTATCGGTGGCTATACGAATGAAAAAGATAAAAATGGAGAAAGAGTTTATTCTCCATTCTTTACAACTAAAATTGCAAGAGGTCTTGTAGAAACACAAGCATTAGCTGCAGGATTAATTCCTGGTGGAATGTCAGCTGAAGAAAAAAAGAAACAACTTATTGAGGGCGAAGTCCCAATTAAGCAGGGTAGATTTTGGCCGTTGGGTAGCACGCCTTTTATGGGCGGAAAAACAATGTACTATCGCCCATCTTATTACAGAAAGCTAAAAGAGGCTGGAACCTATACATCAGATTCATTTGAATCTCCTCTAGAAAAATTAGCCTATGGGTATGACTTCTCTCCCCTAAGGCCATTCGATCCATATCGATTTGAACGTCAGCACTATGAGGATAGACCGTATCCTGTAAGTGGAGAGTATTTTACTGGACCATTTGGTCCAGCTACTGCCATAGCCAATATGACAATTGGAAAACTGCTTAAGCCTCAAATTAGAATGCACGAAGCTGAGGTTCAACAAGGATTGGCTAATTATCAGAGGGCAGGAGAGTCCGGAGCATATGACACTACAGGCTATATGGGAGCTTCTCAGGGGGGTTTTGGCGGTGGCATGGGGTATGGTGGCACTGGCTCCTCAGGAGGTGGCTCATACGGTGCCTCAACGATGGCTATTGGCGGATATAACTCAAGGCTATCTCAAGCTTCTGCCCCGATGGGAACTGCTAGCAGACAAGTTAAATCTACCATTGGAGGATATAACTCTACTCTAAGAGACGCTGTTGGGTATGGCCCACCTAAGGTTAGTGGGGTAATGTCTCCTTCAATAATTCCAGCCGGAGTGCCAATTGAATCTAATAAGATAGGGATACAAGCAGGAGAGTTGGGCTATAGGGCTCAAGAAATGGCTGGTATCTATGGATTTACTTTCGGTCAAGTAAGGGAATCATTTGGATTTGGGCAAAGCGACTATGAGCCACAAAGGCCAGTTCTGCAATCTGCAGCAAAAGGATATGGATCAACTAGATCATTTTGGGACTTAAACTTAGGTGGACTTGGTGACGCTCCCCTGGGTGGGGAAGGAGCTCTTGGTAATCTTGAAGTTTCTGAAGTAGTAAGAAGATTTATTCCAAAAGAAAGATCTAACGTTAATTATATTAACCCAATTAGAAATACAATGGGAGAAAAATATCCATTCCTTCCAGGAGCTGAATACTTTACAGACTTCCAAAGAGGAGATCCATTTACAAAAGTTGCTGACGGTGAAATTAGACTTCCCGGAAAAGGATATGAAAGATTCAATACAGTTTCAGCTGATGAAACTGGTAAGTATGGGAAACTAAATCAACTAGACATCCTTGCTGACGTAGCTCCTTATTCTAAACAATTTAGAACTTTGAATAGCCAAATACAAACCGGCTCTCTTTCCCCTGATGAAAAGTTAAAAGTACAAACGATAAGAGATCAAGTAGCTGACACTACAAGTAAATATGATTTCTCTCCATATAAGTATAAAGATACTAGTCCTCAAGAAATGGGGATGAACCCAACCCTACACGGTGTAAGTAGAGTCGGAGAATATTTAGCTCATAGAGATACTTTCTTTAATACTAAATTCATGAACAAAAGAACTGCCACTGAAGATTGGGAAAGAAGAAATGTTTATGGTTCTACCTTTCCAGAATGGCAAAGGCCATATGAAAGCTTTATTGAACCAATGGTGAATAAAGCATCTCAAAGAAACCCAATTGTTGCAACTGCAGCTATGGCAGTTGCAGGTTCTATGTTTGGGAAAGGGATAAGGGGCAAAACATTAGGATCATTGATAGGAGGAGTTGCAGGATTTGCTTCTTCTATAAGGGGAAATTTACATGAAGCTATAACTGGCGATAGATTTATCCCAACAAAAAGAAAAAAAGAATTAGCACTTGAAGAATATATAGACATTCTAAGCTATGTGAAAAACACAAGTTTAGCTAATCAGGCTCAAGCTTCAGGCGATGCAGCAGCAGCAGCTAATTTTCAAACTGCCGCTAAGAGAACTATGTATGGAGCAGATTTAGAAACGCCATCTTTAGATACTCTTTCTTTATCAGTACCCAAAAGAAAAAGAGAACATTTCAAAACAATGATCAATGCCCCGGAAAATGAAAGAGAAAGAATTCTTTCAACAGCAGGAAGATTAGAAAGAAGAATCTATCAATCAGCTTGGGGAATGGCAGTAGAACAGAAACCTGATCTAGTTGATTACTTTGCTAGACATGAATTGCCATCTCAGAACTGGGAAGGTTGGCATCCAAATACCAACCTTGAACATGTAAAGATTAAAACTGGTGCATCTATGGGTCTTGAAATGTCACAAATGGGTTACTATCCACAACAGATACGTGAAGCCAATTTAACTAATCCATCTTATCCTTCTTTTTTTGGAGGAAATAATAGTAAAGATACAGCAGCTCAACTAAGAGCAATGATGTCCCGCATGGGAGTTTCTGGTTCAGTATCTCCGGTAAAAAATCCTTATGGATCAAATTCAATTAACATTAATGCAGGAGTTAGATAATGGCTGATGGTATAAATTTTCCACCTAGTTATTATGCCCCTGAGTATTTGCAAATCCATAGAAGAGCTTTAAGAAACTCTATCTACGGTGCAGGTAATATTATTAAAACAGAAATTAGTTCCGGAAGAATAACTTACGTAATGAACTCTACCGGAGAACGCTTTGAGACCATGAACCAAGCCTTCAATGCAGCAGATAAATCAGGCCTTACTGGGTTCGCAAGATTAGCTGGAGGTGGACCTGAAGAATCAGGATCAATGAGAGGCCTACACGGGTTTAACGAAAGAGTAAGATCTATACAAGAGATGCTGCAAAATGACAGTAAACTTAGAGACTCTCTCAGCTTTATAAATTCCCCTACTGATAGATTAACTTTTACTACTGGGTCATTGACTGTCCCCGAGTCAGCTAAAGAAACAGCAAAAAATGTTTTGAAAAGTGTTTCCAAAGGAAAAGGATTTATGTTTCAAACAAAAGATTCTGGAACTTTTGTAAAAGCTTTTATCAACGATGTTGAACTAACTAGCGTAGAATTAAATGAACTTTTATTCAGAACTAGCGATGGTGCTGGCGGTCTATTTTCAAATGAACAAATTCTTATAGCTTTAGAAAAAGGAGATTTGGGGGCATTGTTTATGAAGTCAGCTAAAAGAGGTAAAGGTATTTTTTCTTTAGATGGAATTTCTTTGGCTGGAAACGATTTACTTAATTTAGCAAAAAACTTAGATTCTAGAAGCTCTGCTTTTTCTACCTTTGGTGATTCAGTAAAAATATTTGATACAGAAAAAGATTTGACCAAAATAGCTTCGCAATACTTAAGAGATATATCTGGATCATCATATAATATATCAGTACTTGATGAAGAGAATTTAGTTAGACGAGCAATGGCTGGTCTTTCGCCTGACGAGATAAACCAAGCAGTTGATTTCTATGCTAAAAGTGGAGCTATAGAAACTACATTAAGCGCAATGGAAGAACTTCGCATTATAAGTAGAAACGATGCAGGGCTAGCAAAAGTCCTAATAGACAACCCTGAATTAGTAGACGCCCTAAAAACTGGAGCCCCTCTTACTCAAGGTAGCGAAGCAGCAAAGAGATATAACGAATTAATGGAATCATTCAAAAGACCTTTTGATGGGTCTACTCTTATAAATGAAGATTTTGTAAAAGGAATGCGAAAAAATATGCAGGCAGAATTATCTGCATTAGAGGCAAAAGGGGTAATGAATCTTAGCCCAGAAGAATTTGAAACAAGAAACCTACTAAAAAGTGATTTAGCTAACTCGCAATTAGGAATGGATGCCGACACTATTAGAATTTATTTCATGAGATATAATAAAGATTTAAATATTAACGAAACACTAAACCTTAAGGGCATTGGAGTATCGGCTGAATTCAAAAAATACCTTAAACAATTTAGTTTAGTTACAACCGAAACTAACGTAAAAAGAGAATTGGCCATTATGGGTAAAACTGATATGGTTAATATAATTCTACAAGGAGAAGGAAGAAATTTAGTCTTTCAAGACCCTCTAGCTCCAGCTTTCCATGGTGAGATTTTCTCTTCTCCAGAAGCAGTTGAAGCAACTGCTGCAAGAGGAAGAAGAATTTTAGACGCTTACACAGAAGCTTTGAGTACTGGTCAATTTGATCAGACTTTAAAAGGTGAAATATATAAACAATCAGAACAAATTATAGAAGCTGTGCCAATAGAGTTTAGGCAAACAGCAAGAAGGTCGAAAGATTTTGCAAAACAACTAGTTAGAGCATTAGAAAGTGGAGTAGACATTAGGCAGCAACCGCAATTGGCTAACTATCTAATGAAATTTGTTCAATCTCAAATAGCTAGAGAAAAAGGCAATACGCTACAGCCTGTAATGGAAGATGTTTTTAGATTTGCAGTTACTACAGAACCAGCCTATTATGCGGGAAGAGAACTTGGAGAAGATTCCGCTAGTCTAAAAAACACCACAGCGTATAGATTATCGTCTGATGGAGATCCAATTGGATTAATGAACTTTAAAATAAGAGGTCACAACCTGCTTATGGCAGGACATGCTGCAAATATATTCCACCATTCTTTAGGTACATTCGACTTGGACGACAAAGGAATCCCAGTCATGAGAGCTATGGAAGTTTTTGGTGACCAAGGTGAATCTTTGGGTGAGAGGATTGGCTTCTTCACCTTTCGTCAGCCAACAGGACCCGCTGAATATGTTTTATCTGTAGCAGATTTTGATACAGAAACTATTAGACGTACATTTGGACAAAATAAAAGTTACGTCTCCGCTTTAAATGACATAGTAGAGAAAGGTACAGCGACTAGAGTACAACAAATTATTCATGAAATGATTTCTCCGGAACGAATGTCCCAACCAGATATGTTTAAAATAAACAAAAAATATTTAAGCGGTACAAATATTCAAACAGAATTGCACCAAGCAATGCTTTCGGTAATGCAAGCATCTGGTTCGCCAATGCCAAGAATTACAAAAGATATTATTAACGAGTTAAAATTTGAAAAGTATGGATCGCCATTAGCTCTAGATGAAAATAGATATAACATTTTACTTAAAGCTGGAGTCAACGAAAAGCAATTAACCGCTAATTATAGGCAAGGAAATATTTATAAATTATTTGCACAGGAGGGGACATATAAACTTGAAGATAGTGTAATTCAAGAACTGCTTGATAACCCACTGCTTCAAGACCCTAAATATTCCGCTGAGATAGCAGAAATTAAACGACTATCAGAAACTGGAGCTGGCCATGAAGAAATAAAAAAAGAGATGGCAAAAATACTGCGAAAAGGTGGTGAGGAAGAACAACTTTTAATATCAAACTTACTAGTAAAAGAACTTGGTGCAAAACAGCTACTAGCAATAGATTCAGCAGATTCTCTTGGTGGATACATTAACAGGCTAACAATGGTAACAGCTTCTACAAGACAAAGCGAAGACATACTAGGACGATTAGGTCAATCTACCCTAGCCAGCGCAGCTGACGACATAGCAAGGTTGAGAGAGGGATATAAGGTAGGTTTAATTGACCCCGGCCAAGCTATCGACTATGCCATTAATATGAGTAGCGGTCAAAAAGTAAATGCTCTAGTTAGTGAATCACATTATACAGAAGAGATATACAACTCTCTTATGTCATCAATACGCTCAACTGCGGACAGTGGGGCGGACATGAGTGGAGTAGTTAAGTCCTTGCTAAGGCTGACTGGTAGAGAAGCTAGTTTAGGTCAAGAATCTAAGGTATTAAATTTAGTAGGAACTCAAGCTATAGAAGAACAAGGCAGGTATATTGGAGCACTAAGAGCTATAGCATATAAGCATGGGATAGAAGATCCAGATTATTTAGCTGGCGTAGATGAACTAATACTCAAACAAAGGCTTAGGGGAAGCGACAATGCGATTTTCCGAGACGCAATTATTTCTGGGTTCAAAGATTTTAGTAGCGAAATAGATCCTTCTAATGAACTAGCTAAACAATTTATAGCTTCTCTAGAAACCTCTGCAACAAATTCTACAGAAATAAATAACATATTAGTTAGAGCTATAGGTATTACAACAGGAAAGTATGCTGGAGTTGCACAGATGGCAAGAGATGCATATAGAGCAACCGCTGGAGCGATGGAACGTGGTCGAGTTCATGGGGTAAATGCTACTTTACCATTTATGGGCGAAGCTTCTATAACTACAGGGGGCAGGAAAGCTGCATCGCAAGTATTAAACCTACAACAAGCTGAAACAGAAAGATTATTTGCCCTCTCAAGTGCAATAGAATATGGGGTAAGAGATCCGAGTGAATTGCTATCGGCGCAATTATTCATAGAAAAAGAGATGTTGGGGGCAAAGCTTTATGAATCAATACGCGAATCAGCTAAAGCAACAAACAGTACGTTACGAGAAGTAATAGATAGTGTTGACTATATGAGTGGGTCAAGAAGCGGATTAATGGACTTAACTTCATATAGTTCTGGTGGGGACGAAGCAAATGAATTAATGGACCTAGTTCAAGGGGTTAGAGACGGAAGGGCTATATCTCATTATAAAAAACAAGACGGATTAATGGATTTAGTAGATCAATACGACGCCTTTAAAAAATCGACTGACATGTCGGATCTGAATCTCTATAATGCTGGAATCATGGATAGTAGAATGAATGGCTTAGATCCTATATTTGATCCAATCATGGAAGCCATGAACATGGAGATCAGCGATACTAAGGAACTTAAAAATATACCGGAAGATGTAGCAAATCAAGTTAGAAGTATTAGAGCTGCTAGTGCTGCTAAGGAAAGCCAAACTCCAGAACTTTTAGATCTATTGGGGAAAAGGGGAAACGCTATAGGTTTTGCCCCTACTGTATTAAGCGATGAAGACAGAGTGGTCATGCTTGGGGATGAAGCGATAGACGTCAGTGGTAGTTTGGTTGGAAGAACATATAGAAGAATAGGCGACTCTTTTAGGGATGGGGCAATGAATAAAGCTTTTCAAAATCCCACAGTTAAAAAAGCAGGATATGCAGGATTGGCAATAATCGCTGCCAGCTTTGCCTTCCAACATGGCAAGGGCAGAAGTCCAGAAGATGTTGGTGGACCACCTCTTCTACCAGGAGGATCAGCTTATGAACAAATGCCTCAAAGGTCCCCTCAAATACCTCAAGCCTCTATGTATTCAGGCTACGGCCAGGGAACTTCTTATTCCGTAAATATAGAAGGAAGTTCTGATCAAATAAATAGTTTTAGATCTGCAGCTGGATCTGTTGCACCAGGCTCTGTCAACAGTACTATGTATAAAGGATTGCCCAATCTTGGCACCGATCCCTATTCGCAAGTAGCGAGTTCTTTTTAGGTTGATTTTCTATGATTCTTGGTGCTGATAACCAAAACAAAAATTTACGTTCTGCTGCAAAGATTAAATCTAATCCAACTGCTAAGACCAAAACTGCCAATCACTACGCTGCTGCCATATCCTCGAGCAATACCAGTGGTAGTAGTGGTGGGTCAAATACGGTTCATCAATCCAGGCAAAAGATCAATGATACAAAACCAGACCCAATGAAGGGTTCCTATGAGGGTTTGGACACAGGCAAATCCGCCTACATACAACCCAATGGAGTAGGTTATGCAAATCCAAGTCTGCAAACAGCTAGATATGGGAATAGAAATAAAAATATAATTCCAGCAAAAGGAAGTAGTCTTTCCTTTACAAATAGCGGGTTTAAAGGTATAATGGATAACTATAGCAATTCTACTATGTCCGGTAGTTCTAGTGACAGAATGAGCAGCATGTTGAAAATGAATAGGTTTTTTTAAATGGCAAAGAACACTTCGCTAGAACTTTATATTTCTTCTTACATGGCCAATATGAGCCAGGAAGAATACGACGCTGATGTACTGGTCCTACAAAATGCTATTAGATTAGGCAAGCAAGCCTATAGGGATTTAAAATTAATAGTTAGTCAAGACTCTAATAAAAATTTTGCTAAAGGTCTTGCCTATTCTAATAGTAGCCCATCTTCAGAATTTTCTGAAAATGAACCAAAAACAAAAGGAAATCTTAACCTATTCCACTATTGGTATACGGATGCCAGTAAGGTTGAAGATGGATATATTATTACCGATCCAAATAGTTCAACTGGTGGTGATGATAAAAGGGGTAATCATGTTTTTGCTTCCCCCAACACGCCTTCCGCCAAAACTTCTGCAGCTGTAAAAATTTTATATACTAATAAAATTAAATTATTAAAAAATGCAGTGGAAGACTATGTTTATCCTGGTGGTAGAAACAGAAAAATATTAGATGCAAATGATTTAGACCCAGAGTTTAATAATTCTGCAGCTAGCAAATATGCCGACCTGACTCCAATTGGCGGTCCTGGACAAGACTATACTATAGATCCGTATGCCATGACAGCAGCTGGCACATATTTATGGCAGAATATATTTGATACAACAAGCAATAAGTTATCATCACGCGTAGTTAATTATGTAGCTGAACTTGACAGGGTAAAAGTATTTTACTTTGATGCTAGCAATCCTCAAGCAAGAGTGCTTGGATTAAACCCCGGCTATTACGATGCTAAATATGTTCTAAGAAATTCCTTCCTAGGATGGATAGCTGTCTTGCAGGGATGCTTGGACAAATTAAATAACTTTGATCCAATTACTCATTCTTTCAAAAGTGATTTTGCAACATACATAAATACTGGAAATTCAACTGAGATAACTTTAGGTAATGAATTCGATGCGATACTTAGTAGATACGGTATTGTATTTGATTTGGATACAGCACTTGCTAGTAAATATGGGAAGACCATAGACGACAATTTAGAATCTTATAAGAGTGGATTCTATACAGTCCTTAAACCTAATGAAAATTTTATTAATAAAAATGAAAAATATATAAAGAATGTTTGGAATAAAATTAAGGTTAGCGGTTTATTGGACTTAGCTCTACATGTTAATTCCATTTCACAGTTTGCCCAACAAAGGTTCACGGCAGGAAACAAACTTACAGATCCAACACAAGGCTCTGCTTTTAATTACATAGACCCATTAAGAGATACTATGTGGTTAAACGATCTCAATAATGTTGTGGCCAACTTAACTAGGGACCCAATAACTTTATCTATAATACAACAGTATTTTCCTAACTTAGTCACACTGTTCTTTAACGCAATAGCAGCTGCAGCAGATTACAATCCTAATGCAGGAAGTCAAGATGATCCCATTAACAATCCAGATGAATTAGCAAAGAGTTTATTGAGAGCTTTTGGAACAGATCCATTAACCGGAAAACCTATTTTTCAACCGGCTTGGGAATTAATGAACACTGGCCAAAAAATAAAGAAAGCTTTAGATCAATTTCCTTTTAGAGAAAATATACCACCACAAACTCCAGATATATTTCACTTTAGATTAGGAGCTGCAAATTTTTATGTTCCACCAATTTCTATTAATGTAAATTCTCAATTCAAAACAGGAAGTCTTACTGGCGGTGCAATCAGACAAAAAAGTTCTCCTAAATTTAATGCCGGCTATAAACAGACTTCGATTAATGTAAAATTATTTTTTCCTAACTACGAAGAAATCTGGGGAATATCAATTGATGGCATCAAAGAAGTAAAGCTCACTGATGATTTTAAGATTGACTTTAAAGTTGGAGGAGAATCAGAAGAAAAAATAGATAAGTTCCTATCCTCATTAAGAGGTTTGATTGCAGCGTTTAAGTATGCCCCCATTCTTCCAATAAAAAATCACTACCTAAATACCGTACATGGAATTACTGGAGTAGCCCTCTCATCCATGAGTATCTCAACAATACCAAATTATCCATTTGCAGTTGTTGTCGATCTGGAGTTGTTGAACTTTAACCATAAACCTTTCCTACCTATGATCAAAGATTTTAATCAAGCTATACATTGGGGTAAGTACAGACACTACATGGGCAAAGCAGCAGGGTCTCTACATTCTTATGTTAATGAATCTTTCTTTATAGAACAAGCAGTTCCAGATTCCAATACAGCAAATCCCGCTAACGCTGCTAGTGGCTTGCCCGTAGATATTCATACAGTAACTACTGCAGATACTCCATCTCCTCCGTCTAATTCTAATGTAGATAACATATATGAACCAGACCTGTTAACAAACCCTTTTACAAATGATGTCTTTAATACTAATGTTATAAAGGAATGGAGAAATGGCAATAATATAAGTCTATTCATTCCAGCCCAAACCCAAAGTAAAATGTTTACTCCTGACATTTCTTCCTTTAGGTCCAACGAAGAAAAGGGAATGGAAGATTTAGGTGAATCTTTTTGGGAAGCTAGAATGAAGTCACTAGGCATCGACGTTGCCCAAGCATCAAAGTATCACAGGAATCTGGGAGATGTAACGCAAACATCTATAGAAGGATCTGTAGCACCTTCTGCTAGAAAGCTAGTGCTTAACTCAATAGAATTAATTGTAGCAGGAGCAGGCAAAAGTGAATACAACGAAAAAGTATATGCCTACCTTGTTACATCTTTTGTCATTGAGAACAAAGCTAACTTAAATCAGCAAGAAATAGATTATTTAAGAGTTGTTCCAGCAGAAAAGAATTTAATACAAAATCATTTTGACAGCAATACTAAAGTATATACTTTTAAAAATAAAGATTTAATACTGAAACAAGAAGGCCTAGAACCAAAATCGTATAGCCTTAGACAAGTTAGAGCATTGTTTGAAAAAAGCTCTAAAGGAACAGAAGCTTACTTAGACAGTTTAGCTCAAGACGATGCAAGAGAAAAATCAGCAAGAACTGGTTTGCCGATTAGTAAGTTCATAGAAGATTCTGAAAAAGATATTGCTAGAGCTTTTACTGTTTTATTCTATAATAGGTATTTTAAAAGTGGCCCAATGCAAGATGTCATAGAGAAGTATAGGTTAACTCAATCAAGATCTGGTGATGGCGGAATATTTGGCAATGGTGTAGCTACCTTTAATGAATGGGAAGTCCCAATGATTAAAGTTGACCTTGATCCTAAAGCAGTTATTGTCAATGGCGTTTCAGTAACTCTTGGAAACAACTTAGCTAAAATGCAACTTCAAATGCAAGAAGAACCAACCTATCAACACATAGGTGGCAGGGATACTTACCTAAATATATCTATGACTGTATTTGGAGAAAAAGAATTAATAAAAATAAGAAATGTTTTTGAACACATCAATGGACTAGCTAGGCTCGAACACGCAGCTGGAGTAATAGGCTTTATGGGAATAAAGAATATTATAGCTGGTCTAGCAGGAATGAAATACGTTATGCCTTTAAGCTATGAGGTTGATACGATACCAAATTATCCTCATGTTTATGATGTCAGAATGTCCTTTGTCGACTTTGACATATTCCAGCAACAAAGAGAACAGCTTTCATCCAAGCAGCAAAAGGAAATGGTCGATGTTTTTGAGACCAAGAAAAATCCTTTCTTAAGAATCAAACAACTATGGGGAGCATTCAATGCTTATCCAGATTTTCCTTTATCAATTAAAGATGAACTTGGGGAAACAGTAGGTTGTTTAGACCCAGATTATTATTTTAGATCTTTTGAAATGTTTGATCAAGATATTATAAATAATATAACTGTTCAAACTGAAAAAAATAAAGATTTTATTATAACTCCAAAACAATATAATTCTAGTTCTACTTCTGATCAAGCTAAAGCTGACGTAGCAATAATGAACGCTATCAAAGATTTTATTCAAAACGATAAGGTATCAGAATTAAAAAAGTATTTTGAAGAACAAGGAATTGGTGCTAGAGAATCAGTATCATATGTAGAAGGCGCAATCAAAGAATTTTTTAATAATCAAAAGAAACAATTATTAATCGATTATATTGAAGAGTATGACGAACTTGATGGGAAGATAGCTGTCTTTGGAAGGGAATATGAAATAGGCTCTAGCGTTACTGGTATAGAATTAAAAGCTGGAAACATTGTGTCTAGTGATCAATCTAAGGTTGATGAACTGCAAGCTTACCTGTCAGGGGTAAAGGGCACTGGAGACGAAGAGGGCTATATATCATTTGATCCAGACGGCCTTAGCATACATCACATAATTACATTGATCCCAGCACAAGATAATGTCGCTGAAGATAAAGTACCTGCAATATTTACTACGGCTATGGGTTATCACTTAGGCTATATGAGCAAAAAGAATAACAAATTTTATTTAAGTGTTGATGGAATAGAAGTAGTTAAATCTGAAACCACTGGAAAAACTGGATATAAGCCAATACCAATATCCCATCAAGACGTAGACTCTCCATCAAGATCATATTTAGCAGGTCAAAAAACGCATACAGGAGTTGCTGGAGCAACGCTAGCAGATTACGCTGATCCATACTCTATTGGTAGTGCTGACAAGCCAGAAGTAATGGCGACAAAAGCAAAAGTACCTAGCACAACTAAGCATTGGGAAAAGATGCTTATCGATACCCAGTACAGAGATATCTCTGGAAGAATGCTAAGAGCATTTCCTACGTATATGCTTTGGCTAATTGATGAAGGTGGCTATTTTTCCGGAGTAAAATTGTTTGATAATTTTTATGGACTTCAGTCTATTATAGATTTTTCCATAGTTCAATCAGAAGACATTCTTGGTGACACATTAATGTTAAGGGTTTCTAATCTTTATTCCAAATTAACAACACCAGCTTCGAATGCATTGTTTGATAAAACAGACCAAGGCTACAGCGATCAAATGACTACTCAAGATGGAATGGAATCTGTAATTAGTAATGTCTTGAATAGGTCTATGAATTTGCAAAACCATATGGACAGTAAGTTTGTTGTAGACATAAATAATATTAGACTTAAACCTGGTGTTAGAGTTCATCTAAGAGCTGGGTATGGCTCTAATCCCAATTCATTGCAAACAGTATTTAACGGAGTTATCACTCAGGTTGAAAATGGAGAAATAGTTACCATCACAGCACAATCAGATGCAATAGAATTAAGCCCTATCGTCAATAGCACAAATAAAAAAGGCGATAGCGGAAAAATAGATGGTGGAATAAATACTGGTTTTTGGCTATCAGAACCAAGAGACTTAATGGTTAGACTATTGTCAATGGGTTCTTCTCGAACTAGAGAAGCTATAGCTCATGCAACTAGGGGTACTATTTTTTCTGAAAATAAATTTGGAATTAGACACTTTGGTTCTATATTATATCAACCATTAAATGATTTAGAACAAGCAAAAAATGATGCAGTGACTGCTTCGGTAAAAGATGCTTTTGAATCATTGGGTGCTGCTAATGGCAGCGCATTTGGAATGGGATCTGCACTTGGGGTATTGAGTTCTGGGACCAATGATGGAGAAGGTACATTTGGAATTGGTCCAGAAATTAGAGTTCCTGGCATTTCTTTAATGAAAACTTTATGGGCTAATTTTTCTACTCAAAGAGATTTTGAGATATTTAAAAGAAATATATATCCAGGAAATGGTACAGGAATTGCTCAATATTTAGGTGGAGACTTGGGTGATGGTTGGTCTACAGTTGCAAGTTTAACTCCAGAAGATAAACCTAATGAAAGAATAAATTACATAGGAAAAGCTACAGATGTAACTTGGAATAATTTAACCAGTTTATATGGCCAAGGTCAAAGTGGTGCAACATCGGTAATGGATTCGTACAATATGGGCAAAGAATTAAAGGATGGTACTGCATCAGCCAATAAAGCTGGCGCATTAATTACCATGGGACTTGCTGCTACTGGCATTGCTATAACAGGAGGATTAGGTGCTCCAATTATTGGTGGATTTATAGGATTAGGTGGAGGATTAACTGGAGTCTTAAGTGGCAGGAATGGATCTAACATATTTAACGCTATGGGAATCACCTCAGGGAGAGACGATGATCTTCCAGGATTAGATGAAGTATCTTTTAGAGCTCAAACTTATATGAGAAGTGTTTGGGATTTATTCCAAATGTGCGCAAGATTACTTCCAAACTACATAGTAGCTATTAGACCTTTTGAAGATAGGTCTACTGTATTCTATGGGAAACCTCATTGGCTTTATACGTCAGGAGTAGTGCCGCTTACTGCTGGTTATGATACCGATCAAAGAGCTAGAGAAAAGGGAATTAACTCTCCAAGAATGGTTGACATAGATCAAAGCACTCAGGCGATTATAGACTCTTTAAATCAACAGTCTAATCCATTTGCTGACGCAGAAGCATTTAGAAGCGCAAACCAAAGCATAAGGTCGATAGATAGTATCTTGGCAGAACAGAATGGAACATTTACAGATTATGACCTGTATGCTCCAAGAGAGGCACTAACTGGAAAGTTGATAGCATTTGGCGTTGAATCTTCAATGACGTACAAAAAAAATAACACTGTAGTATCCAAACTTCCTTCTGATTCAGGTTATGCTACTGTTGGCTACCACTTGCCCATAAGTGGGAATGGCACAGATGTAACAGCTCAATTAGACAAAGATCAATTAAGTAAACATCAACAAATAAATCAACTTCCATATAGATATAGATTTCCATTCTTTACTGACAGGAAAGATGGAATAGTACTAGAAGATTACGCTTATTATGCTTTGAGTGACCAGTTAGGCAAATGGGGAAAGCATAGATCAGATTATGTGGCTTTAGCAATAGATGATTGGTCGTACGGTTTAGTTGGTGGATCTAAGCAAGAAACTCAATGGGTTAAGTTATTGAAACTAGAAGCTTCTATTTTTTCCGGAATAAACACTACAGATAGTGCAGATCTGCAAAACATAAATGAAGTAGGGGTGGCATTAAAGTTTAATTTAAGTTCTACTATTTCTTTTAATAATGAACTAGAAGATGCATCATCATATATATATTCAGAAAAAAATAAAACAGCAGGAAACAATGCTATTGTTAGGATGCCTTATCCAGATTCAGAAAGTGATAATTCATTCGTACTCAATCAAGCTGATGGGGAATATAATATAACTAGAACCAGCTTTGCCCAAACAAACAACGCTGCTTCTATGATGGAGTGGGGATCCCCAAGTACTCCAATAGAAGAGCAATTTTATATAGCCATGAGATGGCCGTATAATCCTGGAGAAGGGGCAGACGAAAGAACAGTAGAGAACTTAAAACTGCTTCACAACATAACTGATACTTATGGTAGTGTCCAAGATTATAAATCAAGAAGAGTATTAGTATATAGTCCTACAACTGGACAAGCGGTAGTTTGTAAACCAGCTTATTTTTTGTGGGGCAAAGAAGATGTTGGCGTATTAGATATGGGGTCATCAGAAAAAGATGGCATAACAGGTTGGGATCCAACTACATATTTAGATACAGCTGCAGGAATTATAACAGGCGATAGAGTTGGTAACTCTGATTCTTCAGGGTTCTTAGCAAATAGAGGCAATAATTTAGGCCTAGAAGATAGAAAAAAGTTAGAGGCAATAGTTTCTCCCGACGCTGCGTACTTTTTAGGCATGTTAAACTTGACTCCATCTGAACAAGAATATTGGAAAAATGATCAAAACTCTAAAAACGAAGGCTCTTGGCACGAAGCAGAAGATGCAATAAAGAATGCTGCCAAATCGGGCATAGCACCATTTCCTGTACCCCGCAATTGCCTCTATGCTTTTGTCCCTGATGACACACCATTAGGCGTAGTCCCAGACATAGTACTGCCAGCAAAAGAATTTGAGAATCCAACGAATGGCAGCGGTGACTACAAGCCCAATAAAATAATTGGCTTTGGAAGTTTTAAAGGCAAAAAAAGTGTCATCAATCCAGAGTTTACTAATGGTAAAGATTTTTATCAATTTATTCCCGACAAAACAACAAGCGCACAGATTGACTCACTCCAAATTATCGGAGCTACAAAATTAGCAGGAAATATATTGTCAGCTGATAATGCTGTTAATGGGTACTTTGATATGGTTAAATCTAAAGATTTTGCAGGGCTTACTAGGGACTCCTTAAACACAATCTTAAATGAAGAAACTGAAGCATCAAAAGATTCCAAAGAAGCTATCGGAAGAAAAAGATTTGTTGGCGTTTATACCGCTATAGATCAGCTTTCAGTAAACGCTAGAAAATTATACGACGAAGACTACGATCAATCAGTACACGTATTAGCTGGAGATGGAAGAACATTAAGTGAAGCAGCAAATGTTTGGGATCAATTTAGAGTTGCTTATCATACGTACACTAATGTAAAAGAAGCTTTTCAAAATGCATATGGCTTAGATCCAGATAGTGAAGAAAGCCTATTCTCACTTGGTTCACTAGGTTCGGCACTGGGTACCAATATAACAAATGGTCCGTTAAGTAGAGATATCTTTTCTACTACGGGTGACGAATATGAAGAAGCAGCGGCAGCTTTAAAAAACAATAATAATGTTTTTAAAAAGTATGGAGATACAGGACAAAGTGCAGAAGACGAATTTACAGCGGTGTTTGGCGAAGATTTTTTCAAAGACCCATATAAAGATTATGTTGGACCAGTAGCTAACAGGGGACAGGCTGCAGAGGAAAAAATTAAACAAGGATTGGAGTTATCTAGACAAAAATTTATTGATGGATCTCTAGAAAATGATGGGCTAATAGAATACTTCAATAGCTTAGTTGACTCCAAGGTAGAAAATATTAAAAATATTATTTCAGATGGAATAAAATTGTCTGGCGGTAATCCCAATGATTATCTAGGTAAAATAGAAACTCCAAAGCAACTCTTCCTATTTATAGTAGGAGCTTTTAGAAATACAATGTGGTCTGATTCATATGCTAGAGCATGGTTAGTACTTAAGCCTAACCGAAAGATGAGAGGTCAAGATCTATGGGATTTCAATCCAGTCTTAAAAATATTCCAAGCTTATATAGATCCAAATTCAACTTATGGAAAAGACCCTACAAAATTCAGAAAGTTACTTGCAGAGAATAGAGGCGAAGGTTCTAGCGCGACTAACATAGTAGGTAAAGTTACTCAGGATATAAATGGATTTTGGGATACAAACATTGGACCATTGTTTAACGCCCTAGGAGATAGCTTATCTGGTCTAATTAACCTATTCAGGATGTCAATGATGCAGTTAGGTTATGGACTTGGTCAAGTTGGTCAAATGTCAAAGCAGGCTAATATTTTAAACAAAGCTTTAAATGACTCTATTTATTATTCATTAGGCAGACCTGGCTCCTTGTTAAGAGCTGTGGATAATCCTTTTACTAGAGAATACGGCGAACCTGTTATAGAGGTTAGAGAACCGTTTCAGAGAATGCATTATCTAAGTTCTTTCTCCCATATTATTTCTAATGGAATTCAAGAAAATATATCAGGAGTTGCAACTGCTGTTACCGCTGTGTCGGATGGAAAATATCCAGTAACTGTAGCAATGGACAAATCTATCCCGTCAGAAAGACAAGTAGAAAAAACAGTAGAAACTGGGTTATATTATGATAATGTAAATGGCTCTGGTCTCTTTGGAGCACTTCAACCAATACTCCACCCTTTTGAATTCGCTAGAGGAATTTCTAAATTTGCTCAAGGAACTCCAGATGAGCTGTCAGCAAGAAGGGTAGCATTGTCTCATCTTAAGGAATCTCTTAAAGATATTTATGGTGGAGAAATTGTTGTCGTAGGCAATGCCGACATAAGACCTCATGACATTGTTTATCTAGCAGACGTATATGAAAGAATGTATGGCATGTTTGAAGTAGAACAAGTAGTGCATCACTTTACTTCTGAGCTTGGGTTCATTACTTCAATAACACCAAATGCACTAGTTACTGTTAATGATCCATCTAGGTGGTTCATGTCATCATGGGTAGGCACGTGGTTCCACATGCAGGCTTTGAGGAATGATACCAGACTATACATGAACTCGCTAGGCTCTGGCGTCACTGCATCAGGTCAAATAAGCGTAGATGGTTTAGCTGACTCCCTGCAAACACAAATGGTTGGAGGAATACAATATACCCATGGAGCATCTTCTATAGCAAAAGATGCAATGGCTACTTTTACTGCTGAAGGTTTCCAGGATATAAATGAAAATGTAAGAACTATGGTTGAAAACAAAACCAATATTGGCAGCGGTAAAGCTGGCGTAGGTACAATGTTTGCAGCAATGACTGGGCTTGGAGCAACTGCTGCAGCAATTGCAACTTTAGCAGTCCCTGGAGCTGGTGTATTAGTAGCTGGAACTGCAGCTCTAGTAGGGGGTAATATTGGCGGAGGTCTTGCCTGGAAGGGTTGGAGTTGGATTAGAGACAATGTACTAGATCAACACGGATGCTATATACAATACTTAAACAAAAATGGACAGGCAATGGATGCCGGTCTCAATCAAAGTGGCCAGGGAATGGTAGTGGGTAGATACAGTACCAAGAAGCTTCTTCCTGGGATTTTAGGAGTTAGCGAAAAAATAAGAACCCCAGAAGGCTATATGTATATTAGATCAGATGATCTTCTTAAAAGTCTTGGTTGGAGAGAAAAAGAAATAAACGATCTAACTAGATATATAAGTCTTGAAAATGCGTTAGTCAATGCTCAGGTATTAAAATATTCTGGCATAGGACCTGAAAAAGCTGGGTTAAATAGATTCTTTAAAGTAATATGTAAAGTTACACATGTAGTTGACGGTGACACAATTGACGTAATCGACATATTTGATAAAGCCCAAGTTCCATTTAGAATTAGATTCGACGGAATAAACACGCCTGAATTAGCTATAGTAAAATCTAATACAGCTACTCTTCCACCTAAGACTGTTAATATAAAATCTGTTAAAATTGAAAATAATGTTATGTTTATTAAATTTGATTTAACGCTTAAAGAATTTAGTGATCTAGTAGATACCCCTAGTAATTACTTCCAAACAGATGATAAGGTAAGAATTTCTATTCCAAATTTTAACGGCCTACCATTATTGCTAGACGGGACTGTAGAGATAAACGGTAAAGAAAATGAAACAGTAAAAGATACTACTACAATTACTCCAAATTTTACTAATGGAATACAAAGATTTAGACTGTCTTCTGACCCATCTGTATCTAGTTCTGGGTCCGGGTCTGGGTTCTATGTTGGATCAAGAGTTAAGATTTATAACAAAAATTCTCCAGAAGTTAATTGGATGGAAGGAGTTATAACTGAAATTGATAATACTGAAAATTTGTTTGACCTAGAGGCTAACAACTATGGCATCTTTGTAGATGTAGACAAAAAATCTGGGACTACTGCTTCAGGCATTTACTCTGTTAGCGATAGACTTTTCCTCAATGGGTATATAACACTCCCATTCAAGCACGTTAATCTTGAGCAGAAAAACTATACTGGCAACGTAACAGTCTACTCCTACGCTTCTACTGAATTTAAGCTAAACGTATCACCAGGTGGAGCTTCGGCATTGTTTACTCAAAATGCAATTAACGACAAAATAATAGTATTAAGAGCTAATCCAGATACTAAAAAAATAACAGCAATTGTTGGAGAAGATGACTTTGAAGCTGGAGCACAAAAAAATAGCTACCTTTCTTATGGTAAAGATGTTTATGGCTCAAGAGTTTTAGGAACTGTTTTTTATAAAACTAGCTCGGATATAATAGAAGCTTTAAAGATACAGGTCAATAATTTATTCTCAAAACATAGAGGTCTTTCTAGTAAAGATTTAAAAACAAAATTACAATTAAGTTTTTATGATGGAGTTTTCCATGATAGGTTTACTGAAATTTATGATGCAGTTTCAGCAACATCTCTAGTAAATTACTATAAACTGTATGCAGCGAACAATTCTATACTAAAAGATTTTTCAGTCGAAACAATAAAAATATATAATATTTATTTTTCCATGAGAGTAATTAGAGATGTTTATCAAAAGGTTTCAGATTGGCCAAATATAGCATGGGATGAATACTATGAAGATGGAACCCCAGCTTCTTTGAACTGGGAGCTTGTAGTTAATAATCTAGCTAAAGTTTATACATCAGGTTTACTTGTAGAGCAACCATCAATCAACACTGCTACAGAAACTTTAGCAATAGGGAAACGGATCATAAAAAATGAGTGACTTAAAATTTAATGTAGATGATTTAGCAGATTCATCTTCAATAACTAGAAAAATAGCAGAAAGTTTTTATCCAACTGGGCAACCGCTTAAAACTTCTTACTCTCAAGACCCAGATGCAGCTAGTAGAACTTTAACTCAAAGAGACCTACAAAGTATATTAGGAGGAGATGCCCTTTATAGGAGCCCCAACTTTGCTTTGCAGATAAGTCAAAAAAATACAGAATCTAGTATTGCAGCAATATTAGCTGCTAACCCAGGAACTGATAAAGATGGCAAAGGTATAGTAATATCAGATCCTAACTCTCAAAATATCAATGCTCAACTAAGGCGGATCAACCGCTTTTAGCCAAATAGTAGCTAGTGGTTCCCTTGGGAAACAATCCCTTGGATACAACTTGCCAAATGTACTTAGTGGATTATCTGATAGCCTAGGGCCAGATGGCTCTCCCCATACTGCTACAGCCGGTAGCTTTGATCCGACTACAGCATCATCTGGTGCAGGGGCAGAAGTAACAATAGTTAGCGAATTAAGCGCTAAGGAAAAAGAAATTTTTGACGATAGATTAAAACAAGTTGTTGCTACTGGAATTGTTAACGATGTTAATCAATTAGTCTTTACCTTTAGAGCTACTGATTCAGCTAAAATAGGTTCCACTTCAACAATATACCTTACTGCATCTAAGGGAGTTAATGGCAATAGTAACCCTATACTAAATACTGACCAAAGCTATTGGTCAGGTATAGATGGGAAAACAGCATATACCTGTGCCTCAATGGTAGAACTTCTATTGTGTTTGGGCTCTAGCGGATCAGGGCTATATGCAAGAGGGAGTTTAGGTGTTACTAATGGCTTTACTGGTGCAGCCCAAGGAAATATGGCAGATCAGGGTGGTATATCGGATCATACATTTGGTAGAGCTTTTGATATAACTATGGTTGGCAAATCTGCTTTAGACGCAGTTAATCTGTCTGGCAAAAATTTAGATAATTATAGAATTGCTTTTGATATACTTTTATCTAAACTTAGAACTATTCCAGAATATCTTCACCCTGACTTAATCGTAATCCATGATCAACTCGTAACTGAATATGGAATAGGAAATGGATTTGAAGGTGACTTCAAGGGAACCAACGCTGCGTTAATAATAAAAAATTATCCTGAGTTAAGTAGAATAAATTTTACCGGAGATGCAGGCCATAGAGATCATATACATATGTCTTTTGGCCCAGCAAGAGCTGGTTCATATAAAAGCTGGCAAGATGCAGCAAGTGACTCTTCTGGTGGAGAAGACCCAGACAGCGATGCTGTTTTTGATGAAACGACATTAGATATTTCTGAACTTGGACAAAGTTTTGCTACTACTGGAGTTGCATTAAAAAATAAAAATGCACTCTACAGAGCATTAGTTAATTATGGTGGCTACAGTCCAGAGGCAGCTGCTATATGGATGTGCGTTGCTGAACGAGAAAGTCTTTTTAGTCCTGGTGGCTTTAATGGTAAGGTCAATGGAAGTGGTGGAACTCCACCTGGGAGTGGAGACTATTCTATTGGTCTTTGGCAAGTAAACTTTTATGGCACACCGAGCCTACTGACTTCAAACCTAGTTCTAGCTAGTTTAGATTCAACAAAGAAAAAAGTAATAAAAGAAAATGGTCTTGGCTATAAACTAATCGACAAAGATTGGTTAGCTAATGGCACAAAAGATCAAACCACGGCTATAGCTAAAATGAAAGAATGGTATAAGGTCAATCCTAAAAAGCCAAATGAAGAAGGAATTAGTGAAGGAAAAGTTCATTCTGACTCAAGACTATGGAACGCTCTAACTCAAATATTCTTGCTATCAAAAATAACTGACGATAGAAAAGATATGTGGATGTGGTGGAATTGGGGAGAATATCCTGGAGGTCCAGCTTCAGGTTGGCTAGCTAAACTTAAATTCCAAACAGCAGTAAACTATTATGTTGCCAACAACCCAGGAAAAACGGCAGAAAACCTTAAGACGTGGGTAAAGAAAAAGGGAACAGACATGAACCTCAACTCATCTAAGAAGTATTTAGACAGATGGTTACAGGGATATGTATTTAAGATCAATGGCGACGTACTTGAAAGGCCTACTAGTAGTGTAGAAGGAGTCCCTAAGTTTAGTAAAACAGAAATTAAAGAAGCTGCAATCTGGTTGAGAACTAATAGAATGAACGCATGGGAAAAAAGAAATGGAAAAGCTTTTGGTTGTGAAGGTTTCATTAGTAGACTTAGCGCTGGACTAGGACTTTATGGCCCAGCTAATCAAGATCTATTCGAAAAAGAATGGACTCCACAAGAATGGAACAACGCAGATAGACCACCCTCCAATCTAACTAGCCACGACAGTGCACAATCTCACTATGATGCAATAAAAAATCGCACATCTTTTTATGGTCCACTTACAGCTTATGGGATAGCTCCTCCAGCTGGATATCTAGTATTTTGGACAGGTGGCACTGGGGCAAATACAAACTACGGTCACATAGGTATATCATTAGGTGACGGAACTTTCATAGACCAAAATGACCTTAAGAATAGTTACAGCAATAGCATAACTACACCAAAGCTAATTGGCGATCCGACTTGGCCGGGAAGTGCGTACACATACAGAGGATCTTCTCCAACTTGGTAAAGGAAATATTATGGCTATAAATTATCCAAAATTTGATAAAAAAATAGATGAGCAAATCCAGTCAGCTCATATGCAAAGAGCTAAGACAAGGATGGGGACAGTTGCTCAGTACAACAAGCATACCAATACAGCAGTAATTATATTGGAATCAAATTATTCAGATACTATTGGTGGTATAATTAAAGATGTATCTTGTCCAATAGTATACCGGATTGCAAATGGTATCTCCAGAACCAGGAGATAGATGCATAGTGGGGTTCAAGGACGATAACGAAAGATATGCATATATAATTAGTTTTGTAAATGACTTTTATAATGGCAGAAGTACGAATATGAATATAGCCAATACCGGCATACCTAGGTTTATGATTTAAAATGGCAGTTAATAGAGATATATTAAATAATGCAGAAACTGCAAACCCAGGCTATTTTGATGAAGCTTTTGAGTTGGAGAGAAGAAATACTTTTTCCAGAAGAGAAGTTGGACTAACCCACCCTGACACTTCTTCTTTTATTAAATTAAATGATAAGGGTGAAATTGAGATATTTGCAGGGGAAGAAATAGGGATTATAATAAGCCCAGCAACTGGGACTATATCGTTATTTGCAGACATAGTTAAGGTATATACTAAAGAAGATTCTGGCCTTAGGTGGAATAATAAGAGCTTTAACTACGCTGGGGATTCTTACAATGAGCCATCTTTAGTCACTACTGAGGTTAAAGAAATAAATCCAGGCTTTAACTATGCAGATTATTACCTAGATGCAGTAGATCAATTTGATCAGACAGATAATTCTAGCAATAACATAGTTACTATAAATGGAGAATTTGCTTTTAGGGCTAACAAAAATGATACTTTTGGCACAGGGATATCTACCAATAGCCCAAGTTCTATAAGCCAAAACGACCTATCTCTACTTAAGGATTATGCGTTGACCAATAGCCAGGATAAATTAAATTATATGAAAACATTATTAGAATCTGGTTTTACATTTGATCAAGCTGCGGAAAAAACAGTGAGGGATAAAGGTGTCTGATTTATTCCTAACCCTAGATGGGGACTTGGCTATCAATGGCAATAAGGACATTGGCATGGTCCAGTCCTCTAAGCAGAATGATGTACAGCAAATTTACATCAGGCTAATGACTGAACCGGGTGATTTCTATTCCTACCCTACCCTTGGCGTAGATCTGTCAAGGCTCTATGGCATGGCTCAATCAGCAGAAACTGGAGAACTTGGCAAGCAGCTAATTCGTACAGCTTTAGAAAGAGAAAATATCTTTAGGGGAAAGAATATATCCATCAATGCAGTTCCAATAAGCAGGGATGTAATTAGGTTTGATGTACATATCTTAAGTGGATCTAACCAACCAGTAACTCTTAGCATCAAACAAAACTTGGGAGCATAAATGCCTACTATTAATACTAAAACTAGAGAAGAAATCGTTACCAGAATACTAGGTGCATTAGAAAAAAACGCTAATATCACTGCCACTTCTCCTGGTTCTATTGCAAGAGCTTTTGCTGAGTCATTTGGGGCAGAGATGTTTTACCTGTATGAATCATTTAAGGAAGCAATAAACCAAACCAATTTGTCAACAGCTTCAGGTAGATCATTGGACCTAATAGGGGAACTATATAATGTTCAAAGAAAGACTATATCAGATCAATTAGTATTCGATAGATCTACAGCCAATATAGAATTCTTTTTAGATATAGCTAGTTCTGGCGATATTATTATTCCAAAGGGAACTTTAGTCTATAATGATGTAGGATCCTTCTCCTCTGCTCAGTACTCATATACCCTAGTGGGGGATGTTGTTATTCTTTCCGGATCGACTAAGGCATATGGTGCAGTCCAGCCAAACTTCCAGTCTAATGACTACGTTGCTTCAGTGGGTTCTTTGACTCGACATAACTACATATCGCCTGCGGCGTCGCTGGTATTCTGCTCAAACCCTAAAGAGATATATCCAGTTTTAAATTCTGAATCAGATGATAATTACAGAAGAAGAATTATTTCTTCAGTTAAGATAAATGCAACAGGAACTGCTGAAGCTTTAAGGTTTGCAGCCCTTTCGGTTAAAGGTGTTAAGGACGTAAAGATAAGGGAAGCTTCTTATGGGCTTGGTTCTTGCGACGTTATTATTGTTCCAGAGGTAGCGGGTAATATTGGGATGATCCCACAAACCGTGACCAACACCATAGCTCCTATTAGGCCAATTGGCATTAGAATGAACGTATCTATGGCAGAACCTATAGACTACTCGCTACAAGCCGTTATAACACTGCCCTATGGCACTGGAGAAAATCTTCGTTTAGGCGTAGAAAATCAAGCTATAATTTTTGTTAAAAGATATCTTAATTCACTAAGCATTGGAGATAGCGTATCTATCCAAGAAATTGAAGCTAGAATTAGACTATCTTCTGATCTAGTTAAGTCTATCAATATAACAACCGCTTCTGCTAAAGGAGTTAACGTCAATAGAAAAGATTTTAAGCCTTCTTCCGAAAGACAATACATAGTAGCTGGCAATATTAACATTTCTTCTGTTATAATAGGTGTATCTAATTACTAAAGAAAGATGGTTATATGACCATGTCCGAAAAATATTTTTTGATCACAACCAACCACATAATCAAGGCACCTAACATGACGCAGGCTAAATTAGCCGTAGAGGGCGAGATGGATTTCTTGGGTGAAGTATTAAAGAACGATTCTCATTCAAAAGAAATACAAGCTGCAGAAGCATTTAAGTTTGCTGGATATAATACAGCTTCTGAAATAGACGACGATGAACCCGATGCCTATGTCGACCTAGAGGATTCTCCAACTGAAGTTAATAGATTTGATTTCATTAGATCTGAGAATAAAAGATTGGCTAAATTAGCTGAAAAGAATAAGAACGTTAAGGATGAAGCCATACTGGCTGTCTACGAAGCAGCATACGATGCCTTCCTGGACTTTGAGCTTCCCCCTATAAAGCAGAACGTAATTACTTCAGGGAAATCTGGAGCAGGGGAAACTGCTGTTGCAGTTTTTGGAGACTGGCAGCTGGGAAAGGTAACCCCTAGTTACAACTCTGAAGTGCTTGGCAAGAGAATAGAAGCCTATGCAGACAAGCTAGTAGAGATCACTAATATCCAAAGAACTCATCATCCAGTAGATAATCTTCACGTTTGGCTCTTGGGAGATATCGTTGAGGGGGAAGAAATATTCCCAGGGCAAAGTCACTTAATTGACTCAGGTTTGTATAGACAAGTTGGAGTTAATGGCCCTGAAATTCTTGGCAATTTCCTCAGAACTGCCCTTCAGAACTTCAAGCATGTTCATGTTACTGGGGTCATAGGTAATCATGGGGCTGTTGGCGGAAGAGCCAGAAAGCAGCATGACCCCGAGACCAATATGGACAGACTTCTCTATAAGATTGTTGAATTGATATTCAAGGACGAGCCTAGAATTACCTTTAATATTCCAGACGGCAAGGGTGAGAGAAACTTCTATGCAGTAGACACCATTGGTAGCTACAGCTCCCTGCTTATTCATGGCGATCAAATGCCTGCACCAAGCGCTTCCTATGGTTACTATAAAAAGGTAATGGGATGGAAAGATGGTGCTATCCCGGAGCATTTTGAAGATGTATTTATGGGGCATTACCACCAGCAGGTGAAGATGACTATAGGTAGTAGTCTTTTGAGAATTTCTGGTTCTCCAGAAAGTCACAACACCTATGCTCAAGAGTATTTCTCCTCCATGAGTAGACCATGTCAGCACTTAATGTTTGTCCACCCAGATAATGGAGTTACTTCAGAGTACTCAATCTGGCTAGACTAACCTCGAAAGGCATCTGTAGATGAAACAATATATATTAGCCTTAAGAAGTCTTGACTTTATTAAGTCTGGTAAGAGTTGGTCTACTGGATCTATCGACTTATA